CGCGCGCTGATGCCAAAAGGCGCAGCGCGTTGGCCATGACGGGAAGCGTCGGATTGGCGGTGTAAGTCTGGTTGGTCGCGGTGAGTTGCGTGTTTAGCGTCGTTACTGACGCTGGTCCTGGATTTGACATGATATTTCTCCTTAACCTGCGATCTTCACGGCGAGTTCCGGATACAAAGATGCCCAGCCGTAGAGCACGTCGAAACGTGCCGGGAGTGCATCGTTGTTTATTGTATACTGACGAACGACGCGGAAATTGATACCCGCCTCCTCATCCACCGCTCGCGCCGCCATATCCACGCCACCCGGCAAGTCCAGATCCGCGAACGCAAGCGCAATCGCATCCCGGTGCATGGCGATGTTCTGCGGGCTCACGACGCCGGCGGATGCGCCCGCGGCCGAACCCCAGACCTGAATCGCGGCATTCGCCGCCGGCTGTGCGGTGATGTTCTGGAACTGTCCACCGTAGACACCGACGTTCTTCACCGAGAAATCGAGCAGACCGGCCGCCGTCGAGCTGTAGACGCCCGTGGTCGAACTGTAGGTGCCGTTGGTCAACGTCGTTGCCGGTGGGATCACCACGAACTGACGCAGGCGCGAGGAACCATAGGCGCCACGATTCTGCGGATTCGCGGAGAACGCACCCGTGACAGTCACGATATCGCCCACCGTGAGCCTGGGGCTGGCCGATGCGGTCCAGCCGGTGGTCTGAATCGTGCCCGTCTGCGCCCAGCCGGTGGCCAGCCATGCGCTTGAGGTGTTGTTTGCCAAGGTCGGCGTGCCGCCCTGAGCACCCACGGTGTAGGACACCACGTTTTGATCCATGTACCAGTCGAAGCCGGCGAAGTTCTTGGCTACCAAGCCCTTCTCGACCTGCTCGCTGATCACCATCTGCGGATTGAACAGGCCCTTCACGGAGTCCTGCGCATAGGCCATGGAGAACGGATCCAGAATCACCACGCGATAGCCGTCGCGCGGCGCCGATTCCGCATCCAGAATCGCGCCTGCCAGGGTGAATGACAGGAACGATGCCGGCGGCGTGCCGGGCGTGCCGACCGCGTTCGGAATGTTCTGGTACGCGAACACCGCGCCATCGCGGTCGATCTTGTTCGCCACCGCAGCCACGGCCGGGTTGATCACCCGTTCCTTGAACATGTCCACGCTGGTCGCCAAGTCGGCAGTCGTGAACTGCACATCGACGTGAAACTGCGTGGTCAGCGTCACCGGGATGTAAGTCTCGTTCGTGTCCTCGATGTTGAGCGCGGGACCGGTGGTGCCGATGTAGCGCGGGGGCTTGCGGACGTTTCCTTTGTGTTAAACCGGATTCTGATCCGGCCCACCATTTCTGGTGCTCCGACTTTCGCCGGAGAGCAGACTATATTTTTAGATGTGTTTCCAAGTATGACCCTTGCGAATTGAATGAACGGCAGAGATACCAACACCGAACTGATCTGCGATTTCTCGCAGCGGTTTGCCGGTAATCGACCTTATTTCACGCACATCCTGCGAAGTTAATTTAGCGAGTCCATTGCGCTCGCCTATATTCACTTTGCCAGGACTGCCATGACGGCCCTTAGCCATTTTGTCGTTCACATTATCCGCATGCGAACCCATTCGAAGATGCGATATTTCTACACATCGTGGGTTATCACAAATGTGCATTATCACTGCATCTTTATCAATGGGCCCATGGTGAAGCATCCATGCAACGCGATGCGCGCGTTGAGGGGATTTGAAACCCCAAGTCTTTAAACAAAACTGGCCGTATGGCCATTTCTTCGAAGCTATGGCTGCTGTCCATTCAAGGCAACCGGTTTTCCGGTTCCTCTTGGTCTTACTCCAGAATCTTTCCATCTACCGCCCCTTTCCACATCCTGCGATGTGTACTCCCTTTCGGGATAGTCGTTGAACCTTCCAATCTGGATGATTGGCTTGGCTGCTGATTGTCCAATCCGAGTGATTTTTACTAACAAGATAGTACACTCGGCTCTAAGGAGTTTCCAGCAATTAGAGCGGTTTTTCTACGGCGTTGTTAGAATACCGTATACCCAATTTTCGCCCCTGAGAGCGCAAATTGGTCTGCATATTGGCGGTTCACGTGATCTGCAAAGCACAGATCGTTTTCGAGCACCATCAAGCCTTCATTCGTGATCTCGCTGATGGTGAGTAGATTATTGGCCATCGAAAAATGCTCCTAAAATGGAGCGCCTAGCCTCGTGCCCTCCTGTTCTCCTCGATGCGCTTGCGCTTGTAATCCTTGAAATTCATCGGCTGCGACAAATCCTGCGGGATCACGGCATCTGAGGGCTTCAGTTGGGTCATCGGCGGGGGCGCCTTGGTGACAGTTGGGGTCTTTGCGGGCGCGGCCTGAGAGGCCGCTGGTTCCCGCGCTTCGTAAGTGCTCTCGATCTTCCCCAACTCCAGCAGCGCCTTTGCGGGCGAGAGGCCGTAGATGCGCTTCTCGAGCGCCTCGTCCTTCGCCAACTCATAGGCGATCTGGGGACCGTAGTCCGATTCCATGATCGCCGCCTTGATGTGATTCGGGACCGCATTGCCGTTGCGCTTCGAGCCGCGCTCGATCACGTCGGCAAAGTCGGGAATTTCGGCCATCGCTTTCTCAGCTCGAGCCTTCAATAGCTCGTCCTGTTTCTGCGCGTGCTCTTTCGCCTGTCGGGCCGCTTCTTCGGCCTTGAACATCGCCAGAGCCTGACGTCGATTCCAATCACCCCACGCGCTCAAGAACTCCTTCTGGTCCGTGAACTTCGCAGGGTCCGGTTCCGCTTCCACCTCGGCCGCTTTCGGGGCAGGGGTCAATTGCTTCAACTGTGTTTCCAACTCCTCGATCCGGCGCTGGGAGGCAAGACGGGCTTCGTATTCGCTTTGTGCGAACTCATCGAGTTCTTTCTTCTCGCGGGTAAGTTCGTTGATGCGCTCTTGGAAGCTGCCCTTGCCTTCCTTCTTCGGCTCTTTCGCAGAAGGCGTTTGCACGCCTGGATCAGGTGGGGCATCAGGCGTGGTTTCGGCCACGGCCGCGACAACCGGGGATTTCGCTTCGGCGGTTCTTTGAACTTCCGCCGTCACTTGCTCGCCCGTCTGTATCTCTGAGCCTTTCGCTGTTCGCTCTGCGACGTATTGCGCCAGATTGGCGTTGGTCACACTCTTAATCGCCATGAGAGGTCCTCACGAATGAACCCCTGAAACCGTCAGGGTGCGGGGCATCGATTGCCGTCCGTTTGAGGGGCCATCCTCAAACGTCCGATTCTTCGGCGCGTGACGCCGATTTCTCCAATTCTTTGGCCGCGGCCTTGTTGTGCTCGGCCTCGGTGTGCGTGTTGAGCAAGCCGCCCACCTCGCGAATCTCGGCCACATCGTGCGCCGTGACCGCCTTCACGTGCGTATCGTGCAGCTTCGCGGCGATCTCCATGCGGGTGCGCTCGGTCTCGGCGCGCTCCTTCATGGTCAGGCGCTGCGTCTCACCCGACTGGCGCATCTGCTCAAGCCCGTGTTTCGCGTTCAATTCGAGCTCGAGCGCCATGCCCTGCTTGCGCGCATCCGCGAGCTGCGCTTGCAGTGACTGGATGATGATCTGCGCCTTCTCCGGCAGATCCGAGTTCTTGTCCGTCTGCGCGCCGGGGATCAAGGCCGAGATGCGATCCGCGATCAGATCGGCGTTCGGGAAGTCCAAAGAGCGCACCACCACATCGCCTGCGCCCTTGGCCACCATCTCGCCCAACGGAGTCGCCAAGAGTTCCAGTTGCGCATCCGCGCTCTCCTCGCGCTTGGTCTGGTAGGAGGGCCCGGTATCGACATAGCAGGTGTAGCGGCCTTGAGTGAGGTCGTTCTTGACCCGCTCCGCGGCCTGCTCGTTGATCGTCACCATCTGCGGCGTATCGTCATCGCCGATGGAGAGCACCATGCGCTGCGTATCGTAGTAGTAGGGCATCAAATCCAGGATGATCTCGCCCACGTGGCGCAAGGAGCGCGTCAGGTTGTCGTAGAAGTCGTAGTGGCTGATGTCCGAGATGCCCTGCCTGCGCCTCAACGCGATGCCAGACACCACCTCGCCCTTCGCGTCCTGCCCCGGATCGTTCGGCATGCCCGCGACAGCCAAGAAGTTCGATTTCGCGGCATTCGCCCACGCCTCGAAGCCCTCAGCCACAGGGGGCGGGTTTTGGCGCTGCGGCGGGGGCAGGATCTGCTCGCCTTGCGCCGTCATCACGGTCACCGGCTTGTAGGGCAGTGCGACAATCGGCTTGCGGTTGGCATCGCGCCAGGCTGCCTCGTGCCCCTCCATCTGGCCCTCGGCCATGAGCCACGGCGCTTTCGGCTGCAGCGCATAGCTCTCGGTGGCGGCCGTCTCGGCGAAGTTGAAGATGCGCGCCGGGTCCTGCAAGTCCCTAATCACGCCCTTGCGCTCGATCTTGCCGTTGATGTCTAGCGAGCGGCCATAGACCGGCACCCTGGGGATGTACTTCCCTGGCCAATCGCGCTCCTCAAGCACCCGGAAGGCGTTCAAGAGGTAGCACTTCACCTGACGGCGCACCGTCGGGCGGGTCTGCAGGATGGTCACGCCGGCGCCGATCATGTCGGCCTTGCGGATGCCATTCTCGGAGAGCGTCGAGCGCAGCAGGGTTTTGCCCGTCGAGAGCAGCAGCGCCTCATCCTTCAAGTGCTCCACGCGCCAATACTTGGCGATGCGGATCTCTTCCTTGTTCGACCAGTCGCCGATGTTGTCCCCATCGCCCATGAAGTTCCAGTTGCCATCGATGTGCCCGAAACGCGCCTTGTACTCCGCA